CCTGAGTGCAGAGAAGTAGGTCATCGTTCACGCCGTATCGGTCTTGGTGTTCTTGGTTATCATTACATGCTAATTAAACTCGGAATCCGTTATGGTAGTGAAAAGTGTATTGAACTAACTGAGCGTATTGCAATGGCTATGCGGGACATTGCGTATATCAAGTCTGCTTATCTTGCTCGTGACAAGGGAGCATTCCCCGCTTTTGACAGAAAGAAATATCTAGATGAAGGATTTGCAAGAACTTTGCCTGCTCGTATACGACTTCTTATCAAGGAGCATGGAGTTCGTAATGCAGTTATGCTTACTATTCCTCCTACTGGTACTATCTCTATGCTATGGGGTGTGTCAAGCGGTATTGAACCTATGTTTGCTCCTATTTACATTCGTAGATACCGGGATGCAAATGTTTGGAAAGAAGTTGTTGTCGTGGATCCGTTATTGCGAGAGTACTATGATTCCGGGAAATCAATCGAAGGATTCGTAGGAGCATACGACATAACTCCTGAACAACACCTAGCTGTACAGGCTGCTTGGCAGAAGTATATTGATTCTTCAATCAGTAAGACAATCAACTTGCCAAAGCATGCAGAAGCTGCCGAACTTAGTAATGTAGCTTTGGATTATGTTGAGTATCTAAAAGGACTTACTATTTATCGCGCAGGGTCAAAGGGTAATGAACCACTAGAAGCTGTACCCATGACACCAGAAAACATTACTAAGTATGTTGGTGATCGTTCAGTAAATACTGGTATGGCTGATGGTGGTGCTTGCTCCTTAAATGGTGGGGATTGCGGAGCCTGATATGCCTACTTACGAATTTGGGTGTGATAAATGTAAACTAGTGTTTGAACACTTATACATGAACATACCTAAAAAGTTGCCAAAAAGAAAAAAATGCCCTGAGTGTGGTAAACAAGCTGATAGAGTGTTATCAGCGACCACATTCAAGGTTTCTGGAAGAGTTGCTAAAATAGGTAAATCCAATGTCCACTCTTTCTATAATGAGGCAATCCAAGATACTAGAGATCGGTTGAAGGTAACCAATACACCTAGCCCGTATAAACGATATAAGCCTAACATGGATGTTCTAACTAAGAATGGAACATTAAGAAAGTTATCTGATTCTGAACTAAGAAGCAGAGAGCAGACTATACAAAAAGTTGGGAATAACATGAATAACATCAAGCAACAGTTGCAGAAGAAAGCCAAGTAATGTATCAATTTGCTGAATCAATCCAACGAGGAATCCTTTATCTGGTCAAGTCTAACAGAGACTTCTATCTAGAAATAGTAAACCTTGTTAAGCCTGAGTACTTTGAATCTCGTATTCATTCTCAGATCTATACAATCGTAACTGAATATTACGATAAGTATAAGCAGATACCTACGGATGATTTGATTATTGAAGAAGCAAAGCGTTTTAAGCGTCAAGGGCAGGATCTGTCTGATTACGCTGATGAGCTTGAGTTTGTTAATAAGTTAGATGTTCAGTCAATCGGCCATCAACAGTATTACCTAGACCTGATAGAGAACTTTGCCAAGCGTGAAGCTATGAAGGGTGCGATTGTAGAATCGCTAACCCTAATCAAGGAAGATAAGTTTGGTGAGGTAGAAGATCGTGTTCGTCAGGCATTGATGATTTCTCGATCTGTTGATAACGGTCAGGTCTACTTTGATGATTTACAGGATCGTTGGGATCGCACATATAATGCTGCAAAGAGAGACTCATTCAAAACTATTTTGCGCTCTCTGAATCGTAACATGGAAGGTGGATCTATGCGAAAGGAGCTATGTATGGTTGTGGCTCCTGCTGGTGTAGGTAAGTCTTTATACCTTGTTAATCAAGGAGTTACCTCTTTGATGGAGAACCGCAAGGTCTTGTATGTATCTCTAGAAATGAGTGAAGATCGTCTTGCACAGAGATTTGACTCTGTAATGACTTTGTTACCTCAGTCCCGTCTAAAGGACTATACAGGCGAAGTTAAGGAACGCTTGGATATCTTCTGCAAGGAATTCCCTGATGGTAAGTTGGTAATTAAGGAATTCCCAACGGGTCGTGCTAATGTTAATAACATTAGAGCACTTCTTAATCAGCTAAAGAACTATGAAAACTTTACTCCTGATGTTCTCATTGTTGATTATCTTGAGTTACTACGCCCTATTGCTGAGGGTATGCCTGAATACCAAGCACAGGAAAGGATCGCGCAAGAGCTTCGTGGACTTGCTGTAGAGCATAATATTCTAGTCTGGACGGCCACACAAACAAACCGTGCTGGTCGTAGAGCAGAGATTATTACAGATGCCGAAATGGCAGACAGCTACGGTAAGGTTCGTCCTTGTGATTTCGTGGTTAGTTTAAACCAGAACGAGGAAGAGTACGAAGACGGCAGAATAAGGGTTTATGTCATTAAGTCTCGTAACGCTCGTAAGGGCTTTATCGTACCTCTAGATGTAGACTATAATACTCTTAGAATGACGGAAGGAGTCATGGAACAAAATGAAGCGGAAGCCTGATCATCTTATGAACCAAATAATTGATGCTAAAATCACTCATGTGGATGCTGGGTGGGCTAAGTTTCAATTAAAATTTACTAATGACATCCCTTGTTCTCCCGACGAATGCGCTGGGTTTACAAACTTAAATTCATACATAATCTATGTTGATGATAGATTACCTAGTGAATACTTTAGAGAAGTCCTGCTCCACGAGATGACACATTTGATGATGGAGATCTCTGGATACACAGATCCTGATGAGGATAAAGAATTTAATCCAACCAACGAACAGCTAACAACTAATTTAAGCAGGAGCCTTCTATTATTGATGAGGCTCAATCCCAAACTGTTTAAAATACTAGTGGACACACAATGAAGTCTGAAATTATAAAGAACATCGCAGACAAGCTCGACATGGAACTCTATATCAGCCTATGCGATAATCTAACTTTGATAGATAAACATCAAGTTGATCATGAACTAGAGCGTCAATCTTCTATTTATGCGTACTATGCTGGAGCCATGGTACTTGTAAAACAGAAGATGGATTCTGTAGAAGTACAAATAGAACAAAAGTCTGCACAAATACGCCTTGCTGCTGTAGATGGCGCAGATAAAAAGATTACCGATAAAAACCTAGAGGCAATTGTTTCAGCAGACCCTGAGATTTTTGCACTCAAACAGGACTATAACAACCTCACAACACGCTATTCCCTCTTGAAGTCGCTAGTGACTGCTCTCGACCACAAGAAGGATATGCTAATTCAACTGTCTAGTAACCAAAGAGCAGAAACCAAGCTATACGCTAAGTAACGGAGAAAACTAACATGGCAAAAGTAGATTTAGATGCACTTCGCAAGAAGCATGAAGCAATGCAAACAGGTGGCGGTGGTGGAGGTCAGGACTTCCTCAAGAACTTTGTACAACTTGAGGACGGTACGACTACCCTACGCATTCTCCCATCAAAGGAAGGGGATGAACGGTGGTTCTATGCTGAAACCAAGATCCACCGTATTGGCGAAGGACAGAATGTAAAGAACTTCCATTGCCGTAAGGTACACAACGAGAAGTGTCCTTTGTGCGATGCATACTATAAGTTGTGGGACTACAGCAAGAAGTCTGGTAAGGATGGAAAAGATCAGTACGCTGCTCTAGCTCGTCTTATCAAGCCTCGTGAACGCTACTACTTGAATGTGGCTGTTCGTCCTGCAAATGAGATCAAGATCCTTTCAATCGGACAGATTGTGTTCAAGAAAATC